GAGGAAGCTAAAGGGAGATATGGTTTTCCTGAGGATGAAGAAACAAGACAAGTTGTTCAACAAGTGACAGATACTCTTCCTATGGAGGCTTGGACTTTAAGAATTGGACCTGAGATAGTTGAAAAAATTAGATTTGCACTACCAGATGATGTGTACGAAGATGAAAATAGAGGTTTGATGAACTGGTTCCAAATGGAACTTTATAAACTTCCTGCTGAGGAATTTTTGAAAATCATTGGGGATGTCATATCTGAAGACCCAAAGAGAAATAGAAAAGGGGAAAACAGTTTCAGGGAAATTCTGAAAGTTGCCAAAGAGAAGAAAGATGAATACGAAAGTTTTGAATCTGATGATTCTGACAATGAGGACGATTTAGATTTCTTGGCGGGATTAGGCATTAGCCGTCCCAAATAATGAACTATACAAAAGAACAAGTTTTAATTGAGTATAAGAAGTGCATGAAGAGCACTCCTTATGCTCTGCGAACTTATTTACAAACTTACGATAATACAGTTTCTAAGTACGTTCCTTTAGAGTTGTTTAATGACCAAATAACTCTTGTTGAGGATTATGAATCCTATAATGAAAATATTGCATTGAAGTATCGTCAAGCGGGTGTATCTACAGTAACCGCAGCTTGGGCAAGTAAAAAAGTAGCATTTGCAAGAAAAGAAAAACCTGAGAAAGTTTTGATTATTGCAAACAAACTTGATACTTCTATTGAATTTGCAAACAAAATTAGAGCATTTACTGAGCAATGGCCAAGTTGGGTTGGAATAGGATTTTCTCCCGAAAAAAACTCACAAAAACACTATAAATTAACTAACGGGTGTGAGGTAAAATCGGTGGCAACTTCTAAGGATGCACTTCGTGGTTATACCCCCACGATATTGATATTTGACGAGGCTGCGTTTATTGAAGCGGATAGTGATTTCTGGTCAGCTTGTATGGCATCTCTTTCAACAGGTGGTAAAGTAATTGTTATTTCAACACCTAACGGATACGACCGAATTTACTACGAAATTTACGACCAAGCACAAAGGGGAATGAACGAGTTCAAAATTACCCCCATGTATTGGTTTAGAGACCCACGTTATACTAAAGACTTATATCTTGTGAAATGTGAGGATTTAATTCATTATCTTTTGAACAAAGAAGAATACCCTGCTGATGTTGTTTTACAACTACCTCCTGAACACCCATATAACAGGAATTACGACCATATTGCGGAATTAATGGACCAAGGTTACAAACCTTGTTCGTCATGGTTTGAGAGTATGGTAAAAAAACTGAAGTACGACAAAAGAAAAGTATCTCAGGAATTAGAGTGTAATTTTTTGGGTTCAGGTGATAACGTATTTGATTCAAACATAACTCAAAGAATTTCTAAAAATGACGTAAAAGAACCTAACGCAAAGTTGATGGGAGGTCAATTATGGATTTGGAAAGAACCTGAAAATGGTCACAAATACGTGATGGGTGTTGACGTATCAAGAGGTGATTCTGAAGACTTTTCTTGTATTGAAATTGTCGATTTTGATAGTAGAGAACAGGTATTAGAATTTGTTGGTAAAATTCCACCCGATATTTTGGCCGAAGTTGCATACAAATGGGGAACAATGTATTCTGCATTATGTGTTACGGATTTGACTGGTGGTATGGGTGTTGCTACGGCAAGAAGACTACAAGAATTAGGTTATGAAAACTTCTACTATGATGGAGTTGATTTATCTAATAAATGGAAGTGGGACCCAAAAATCAAAGAAAAGATTCCAGGAATTAATTTCAACAGTAAAAGAGTACAAATTATTGCATCTTTTGAGGAGGCTGTCAGACACGATTTTAAAGTTAGGTCAACAAGATTATTAAATGAAATGGGTACTTTCGTATACATAAACGGAAGACCTGACCACCAAAGAGGTCATCACGATGACTGTATTATGTCAATCGCCATGGCGTTATATGTTGCAGAACTTGCATTCCCATCTTTGGTTAAGGTAATTGGTCAAACAAAGGCTATGTTGGATTCATGGTCAACAGTTTTGGGTGAAAGTAAGGACCAATCCAAATTTTTTAATCCACAAGTACCGCAGTTTTCTCAACCAGGTATGACAAGAGGTCAACAATATGAGCCAACAAGAAATGACTACGAAAAATACAGTTGGTTATTTAGACCACGGTAGTATTTATTAATATCCTAAATGGACTAAATTCAAGGTATGAGCTCAGAACAAAAATATACGGTTTGGCAAAGATTAACTAGAGCACTAGGTCCTGACGCATTATTGAGTCAAGATTTCCCAACCTATAAGTTCGACAAAAAAGAACTTCTTCGTACAACTAACAAGGACGAATACGAAAAAGAGAAGTTACAGGCAAGACAATCTATGTACTTGTCAAATCAGTTTGCTAAGGTTGAAAGTAATCTCTATAGTCAGGCAATATACTATGAACCTAATAGATTAGCGGGTTATTATGATTACGAATCTATGGAGTATACTCCTGAGATTGCAGCGGCTTTGGACATTTATGCCGAAGAATCTACCACTCCAAACGAGGACGGTTTTATTCTTCAAATCTATTCTGAATCAAAGAGAATTAAATCTGTATTGGCGGATTTATTTAATAACGTTTTAGATATTAACACCAACTTACCTATGTGGACAAGAAACACGTGTAAGTATGGTGACAATTTTATTTACTTAAGATTGGACCCTGAAAAAGGTGTTGTTGGTAATATCCAATTACCAAACATTGAAGTTGAAAGATACGAATTAGGTATGTCTGAAAGATTTACCACAACACAAGTAAAACCAACAACAGACCAAAAAGGTCTTAAGTTTACTTGGAAAGCCAAAAACATGGAATTCCAACCATGGGAGATTGGTCACTTCAGATTATTGGGTGATGATAGAAAACTTCCTTATGGTACATCTATGTTAGAAAAGTCACGTAGGACTTGGAAACAATTATTACTTTCTGAAGATGCGATGTTAATTTATCGTACCTCACGTGCACCTGAAAGAAGAATCTTTAAAGTCTATGTTGGAAACATGGATGATGATGATATTGAAGCATATGTAAACCGTGTTGCCAACAAATTCAAAAGAGAACAAATTGTTGATTCAAAAACAGGTAACGTTGACTTGAGATTCAACCAAATGGCTGTTGACCAAGACTTCTTTATTCCTGTACGTGACCCGGCACAACCTTCTCCTATTGAAACATTACCAGGTGCCACTAACCTTTCTGAAATTGCCGATATCGAGTACATTCAGAAAAAATTGGTTACCGCTTTGAGAATTCCAAAAGCATTCTTGGGATTTGAAGAAGTTGTTGGTGATGGTAAATCGTTGGCTCTTCAAGATATTCGTTTTGCACGTACTATCAACAGAATCCAAAAGTCTATGTTACAAGAGTTGAATAAGATTGCAATTATTCACCTTTTCTTACTTGGATTTGAAGAAGAAATTTCAAACTTTACTTTAGGTCTTACAAACCCATCTACACAAGCAGACTTGTTAAAAGTTGATTTGTGGAAAGAGAAAATGTTGTTATACAAAGATGTTGTTACTGACCCAGGTAATGGTATTCAACCAGCATCTTCAACATGGGCTAAGAAACATATCTTTGGATGGTCTGATGATGAAATCAAGGTAGACTTGATGCAACAGAGAATGGAAAGAGCAATTGGTGAAGAACTTAAGAATACTCCTACAGTTATACCTAAAACCGGTATCTTTGATACTCTTGACAAACTTTATGGAACTAAAGAAGGTGCAGGAGCACCCGCAGCTCCTCCAGGTGAAGTTAGTGAACCTGTTGGTGCAGAATTCCCTGGATTAGGTGGAGGCGGTGCTGAGTTTGGTGGTGAACCTGAAGCAGGTGGTGAAACGGCCCCTCCGACAGAAGCCCCAGCAGGTGAGGTAACACCCGAATCCATGAATAAAAAAGAAATGAATATTCTTTTAGAAAACGATATGTTTGGGTCAAAAAGTATTGATTTAAGTATTGGTCAACAAAACTTAGGAAAAATTGCTGAGGAATTGGATAAGTTACTTGGTTCGTAATATTTATTTATGAATCATAATAACCCCTCACAAAATGACTTTCGGACAAATTAAATCAATCATCGAAAAAAACTTACTGGAATCTTACAGTAACCCTGCCGATTTTAAAAAAACTCTCAGGGAGTTCAAACACAATATTTTAGAAAATAAATCATTCTCTAAGTTATACTCTTTGTATGACGACCTATCAACACCTAAAGGTTTGACTGAGGTTGAAGCAAAAGAATATTTAGAAGAAGGTATTTCTTTGATAAAACAAATTCTTGAAAATAGTAAGTTACCTAACAAGGGGGACAACGTAACTAACAATTACAAAGATTTGGATATTTTGGTTTATTTGAATAGTATTAATATTCAAGAAAGAATTGAATCTAAGAAAAAGATTTTATCGGTTTTAACATCTGAACCAAAACTTACGGAGACAGTTGCAAAGATTCCTTTAAAATCAATGGTTTCAATTGCAAACCAAACAATTCAAAAATATTTGGAGAATTTAGATGAGAATGTTAAAAAAGACGTGTTTCATGTCATCGCATCTAAAAACGAAGATTTGGAAAAAGAGTTTGAACAACTCAAAGAATCTACAATAGAAAAATTAAATAAAGTTAAAGACTCCGAATCTGAAGGAGATGTTGTAAAAACTATTTCTGAAACAATTGAAAAAATTAAGTCAGAAAAATACGACCAAGTAAATTACGTTAGATTGAAACAACTTGGGGAATCTATTCTTCTCGACTCTTAAGTTGTTCTTTATATGAGGCGATTAATTTCAATCGTCTTTTAGTCACCGATTTTTTTTCAAACTCCTTGAGCTCAAGGAGTTTTTTTGTTTGCTTAGTTTTGATTACTTTTCCCTTCAACTCTTTGAGGGATTTCTCTATGTTACCTTTTACTACTACTTTCAACATATACAAGAAATATTTGGTAATAGACCAAAATTCACCTATAATTTTGTTAACACAATAAAAAGATAATAATTTTCTTAATGAAAAAAGGAAAAACAATAAAAATCAATCAATATGATTCGTTAAAAACATCATTCGGTACAGTAGATTCTAAAAGTTTGAAATCACTATACATAAACTTACAAACGTGGGTATTACCAAAAGACGAATATGAAAATTGGAATCGAATAGTAGGTAATTTATCAAGAGAAATCAAACACTCTGTATATGAAAGTCTTAATAGAGAAATTTTTCAAGAAAATTTTATTGTAGATTTAGATTTGAGAACAAGTGGAATCCAAGTAGGTAAAAAAAGTTTTATGAACTTAGAAATAAATTTGTTTACTAAAGTCGAAATTGATTTTAAATCACCAAAAGTTAAAGATTCGGTTAAAAAGATTATTAAAGAAATTTACAAAAATTGTATTGTTAAAAACAATAAATTTCTTTTTTCTTCTACTAAAAATCCCTCTAACGAGCAAACAATACTATAACTTTATATTTATCAGATAAAAGATATAATGAAGGATTATAGAATTTTAAACGCCAGTGAAGTTGGTAAAGGTATTTTAGTGGAAATGGATGCGGGATATGTCTCTCCATCTGACCCAAAAAATTCAGAAATATTAAGGGAACAAAAAGAATTGGATTATAGAAATCCATTCGAGTTTTATGCGGTATTACAAAAGTATGGTGTACCAAATAGAAATGGTCGTGTATACCCTGAAAAAATCTTAAAAAGAGAATCTGAAAAATATAAAACAGCAATCAAGAAAGGATTGTCAACCTCTGAATTAAATCACCCTGAATCATCTCTAATTGATTTAGATAGAGTATCTCACTTAATTACTGACATATGGTGGGATGGGAATATCCTTATGGGTAAATTAAAACTATTAACTTCACCAGGGTTTCATGAAAAAGGTATTGTATCTACCAAAGGGGACATTGCAGCTAACTTAATGAGACAAGGTGTCACTATGGGTGTATCTTCTCGTGGAGTGGGTTCTTTAAAGAAGGTTGGGGAACAAAATGAAGTTCAAGAAGATTTTGAATTAATCTGTTTTGATTTGGTATCTTCACCATCAACGCCAGGAGCATACCTCTTTAGTAATCCTGATGATAGGAACAAGTACGAGGAAAACCTTGATGAGGAAAAAAAACAACACCAAAATAGTCATGGAATGGAAAAGTCTGTTGATTTAATGAAAAAATTATCCGATTTTTTGGGAAGATAAAATTAAATTAATTATGGACGAAAAATTCTTTATTGCAAAAGTTGTTTACGAGTTACCCGACGAAAATTCAGGTAGATTAAAAAAAATCAGAGAAGAAAAATTGGTAAGAGGTTATTCCGTTACCGATGTTGAGGCTAAGGTTACTGAGAAGTATCAAGGGTTTCAACACGATTGGAGAATCTTCTCAGTGGGTGAAAGTAAGATTGATGAAGTAATCGAATAAACTAAGAGTGGGTTATCCCACTCTTTTTTTTTAATCCATTTGTTAGGTTTTTTTCTATAAGGAAACCTTACAAATGGATTTTTTTTGTTTGGGGGTATATTTATAGTAAAAAAAATAATGCAAGATACTAAAAATTTAGTTGAAGAGGCTTTGATTCAAATGAAAAATGTTGAAGATGTTATAGCCGAGAACGCAAAAGGAATACTTGCTTCTACAATGAAGGAAGAAATCAGTCAGCTAGTAAAAGAATCTTTATCTGAACAGGAAACTGAAGATGAGATTGAAGTCGATGCAGAATTGGACATGACTATGGACGATGAAGCAGATAACGATGAGGGTGAACTCGAAATGGATGACATGGAAATGGGTGACATGGAAATGGACATGGGTGACGAGGAAACCATCGATTTAACAAACGCTTCAGACGAAGAAATCTTAAAAATCTTCAAAGCTATGGGTGAAGAAGACGGAATCATTGTCAAAAAAGACGGTGGAGACGTACACATCAAAGATACTGATGAAGATGTTGAGTACATTGTAAAGTTAGATGAATCAGAAGAAGAGGAAGATTCTATGGAATTCAACGAAGAGTTGGACGAAGAAGATACAGACCTTGAAGCTGTTTTAAGTGCTTTAGGACTTGACGAAGAAGATGAAGAAATGACTGAAATGGAAGATATGTACATGGAAGACATGCACATGGATGACGAAGAAGAGGAAGTAGTTTATGAAATCGAAATGTCGGATGAAGACGAAGATGGTGAAATGATGGAATATGACGAAATGGAAGAAATGGGTTCAGAAGACTACCATCTTGAAGAAGCTAAGATGACTGTAAAACCAAAAGGCGTTGGAATGGGAAATCCTAAATTTAAGTATGGTAAAACATTACCTAAAAAGGGTTTCGACGAAAAGAAAAAAGAGGGTCCAAAAACTATGGGAACTGGTAAAGCTAAATTCGAATTTAAAGAGGGTGAAATGGAAGAGAACTGGGGTTCTAAAAAACATGAATACAAACGTAAGGATGTAGATGGTGTTGAAAAGAAAGCTGGTGAGAAAAAAGGACACTACAAGGATTACGAAAAAGAGGAAACTAAAGAAGCTGCTAGAACTTATGGAATGGGCTCTAAAGAAGGTAGAGGTTTGAGAAAAGGTATCACAAATAACAGAAACTACAATTACGGCAACAATGGTGTAAAAGTAGAATCGGTTGGGGCTTTGGAAACTGAAATGAAAGTACTTAGAGAGAAAAACGAAGAGTATAGAAAAGCATTGAATGTGTTCAGAGAAAAACTCAACGAAGTTGCGGTATTTAATTCAAACTTGGCTTACGCAACCAGATTGTTCACAGAACATTCTACTACCAAAAAAGAAAAAATAAACATCCTGAGAAGATTTGATTCTGTAGAAACTTTAAAAGAATCAAAACAACTCTACAAAACTCTAAAGGACGAGTTAGGTTCAGTTGACGCTAAGAGCATCAATGAAAGTGTTGACAAAGCTGTTAACAATTCAATGAGTTCAGGTTCAGCACAGAATTTGATTGAGTCCAAGACATATGAAAATCCTCAGTTCATGAGAATTAAGGATTTAATGTCGAAAATGTAAATAAACTAAAAATAAAAAAAACCAAATACTAAAATGGGAGCATTATTAGAATCAGGTCTTGTTGGTAACATCGGTCTTAAGCACCTTAAAGTTATCAAAGAAGATACAATCAACAAATGGGACAAATTAGGGTTCCTAGAAGGCTTAAAAGGTCACCTAAAAGAGAACGTTGCTCAGTTATATGAAAACCAAGCATCTCACCTCATCAACGAAGCGTCAACAACT